TGATGCTTATCATAGTTAGAGCTTATAGTTTTTTCATCATAAAAATGACCTAGCCAAAACTTAGGAGGAAAATTTGGAATAACAGTGATATTTTTATTGCCTGTTTTTTCTTTATAATAGTCTTTCATAAAATCACAGGTAACAGTAATTTCATCACATAATGACATAATTTCTCTAGCATTTTCCCGTATCTGCGGATCTACGAACGCTGATTTAAATTTATTATAATCTGGTATATCTTCATGAAACACTAGGTCATCAATTTCATATACAATTCTAAACCCTACTTGCTTTGATACTTCCTTTAAAAACTTTACAAATTGTAGTTGGGATGAAGTTGCCTGCCGCTGAACTCTGACGACTTTTGTATTTATATAATATCTCGGATCGAGAATCATGACTGTAGTACCGTGAACACAGAATTCACCGTACGCATTACAAATATGCTCCGGCCATATCATTCTCCAAAATCCGCATCCTGAATAATCTGCGTAGTATTGAATTACTCTAGGGTTAGTGGTTTCAGGTGGCTGGGGTGAAGTAGGCAAAATAACTGGTTTAGACTGTTGTTGTTGTATTAAGGATCCATTTAAATAAGGAACCTGCATCAACGGAGAAATAAAAGGATTGCCTGTGATCATAATTAATATGTAATGGGTAACATAACTAATATCAACTACATAACCTTAAAAGGTATTCGTGTTGTTGTACCGTTCTTCTTCTCTAGATATACAATCTCACCATTACAAAGCTTGGTGCACTCTTTTCTATGTGAAATAATAAAAATACCAAAATTATATTGATTGACCTGTTCATTTAATATATTCAATACTAGCTCAACACCCGTTTCATCTAAACTAGTATCTAATAACTCATCGTAAAACTGAATATTATAAAATACGTTTCCTTGCAATCTTAGCATATCTATAAAAGCAAACATAGTGGCCAAATCAATAACCTTTCTCTCTGCCCCACTATAATTAAAATAACTAGTGACCTTACCTTTTTCGTTAACTATAGTTTCATCAAATAATTCATTAAAAGTTACTATTGCGTTTGAATTTAGCTTTTTAAGATATACATTTATTTTGTTATTAAATAATTTAAGAATCTTTTTTACAATAAAGCTCTTAACACCTTCTTCACTCACAACAAACTTTGATACTTCTATTAAACTTAAAACATTTTGAAGTTTATTTACCTTTTCAGATATTTCAAATAATTTTTTAGTATTCTCCTCTATTAATAAGTCTGAATTTTCATCAGTTATCTTAAGGTGATCAAAATCCTGTTGCAATTGTGTTAGTAGGGTATCTATTTCGATAAGTCTTTTTCTACTACTTTCTAGCTTATGTACATTTAAATTATGTGAATTTATGTTACTATTACCTTTCTTAATTGCATCCATTATTTTTGTTTTTAAAATATTAAGCTCTGATACCTTGCCCTCATTCAATTTAATCTCATGCTCTGAATTCAGAATTTGTCTTTTAAGTTTTTCTTTCTCTTCTTTAATGAGGCCTTTATCATGTTCTGTTATTGGTCTTAGGCACACAGGGCAACTTTGCTTATCAGTTCCTATTTTGGAAGAAGATGCTATAGCAAATTCATTTTTAGTTTCTAAGGATGCAATGGATTTTGAGTAGTCCTTTAGTTTTGAATCACAATCCTCTAGTTTAGTATTTAATTTAGTTATATTAGATTCAATTTCTGATACATTAATAGGAATATAGCTATCGATAAATTTGGAAATGAACTCTTTTTCTTTGTGAAGTTCTTTCTGTCTTATATTGAGTTGTATTCTACGGTTTTCAAAATCTTTTTTAGTTTTTTCTTTTTGTTTTAAAAAATTATCAAGCATGTTTTTTATTTCTTCTTCTCTAGCTATATTTGCTTCTAATTCTTTTTTTGTGGTGTTAAGTTCATCTCTAACCACATTTAACATCTTACTAAACACTTCTAGGTTAAATATACCTTCGATAAATTTTCTCTTTTCAACTTTCTTCTTAGCCATGAAAGGTACTGTGTTATTTACTGTCATAACAACACAATTCTGAAATACTTCTGAGTTACACTGTATTAGCTCTGATATGTAGCTGGTAGTATTAGAGATACTGTCACGGGTAATATCTATTTGATTTTGATATAAAATACATTTGCTCGGCTCCAAAGTTCTTATAACCTCATATTCATCCACTTTCTTACCTACTTTAATGCTAAAAGTAAGTGAAACTTCACACGTTTTAGAAGTAGAATAATTAATAATATGTTCTTTTTTTAACTCTCTAATAGTATCGCCGAACAAAGCAAAATGCAAAGCGTCTGTTATAGTGCTTTTACCAACACCGTTTCTTCTATCTATTTGATCTCTATTAATACCTGTAATAGCATTAAGACCAGGAGAAAAAGTTATATCAACAACTTTATCTCCTACGCTAAGAAAATTTCTTATCTTTAATGTATTAAAAATTACACTCTTCATTTACAATTATTATAAACCGAAACTGTATAGTCTGTTACCTCTTTTTTATTTTGAATATCTAGCATATCAATAAATTCCGATATTGCTTGAGGTATATTCACCCCACTTAAATCTACCTTTTCCTGACCTAGATCAAATTTATCAAAATTTGCAGAATGATCTACGGTAAAAGTAGACGGTTTAAATGAATTTAGCTTAAGTGACAGTTTATCTAAATCTGTAGAATCTATATTTCTATCTATTACCAATCTAACAATATTTTTTTCAAATATTTTTTTACCCGTATTTTCAAAATCATTTATTTTTATTAATTCTGAAAGCTTTATTTTCTTATGCTTAGGAGAAAAATTATTCTCTATAAATTCAAATGACATGGTCTTAAGGTCTAATATATAAAAACCTTTCGTAGATTCTAAATCTCCAAAATCTAATTCAAATGGACAACCTACATAAAGAATTGTATTATTACCATATTTTCTTTCCTCTCTTAAATGAAAGTGACCTGACACTATTAATGATGAATGCCTAAACAAGTCTTCAGGTTTTGCCCCATGGTCGCAAATCTTATAAGTATTCATCTTGAAGCTTTCTATCTCAAAATGACCAAACACAATATCGCAGCTTGGTATCTCATTTATTTCTGTACCCCAAGGCGCAAAGAACATTTCTCTTCCACATATTTGCTTTAGTGTAGGTACTTCAATGACTTCTATATTCTTACGACCATTGAACACACTTATACTATTAATTTTACTATTATGCCTGAAAAACGAATCATGATTTCCTGCAATCATTATTAATCTAAGGCCATCAAATAACTGCAAAATTCTACCCGCGAGATGTAATGTGTTGACATTTATTTCGCTTCGATTATGAAAGAAATCACCGCAAAATATAATATCGGTAATATTTCTACTCTTAAGCTGAGCGGTATACCACTGAACCCACTCTAGAGATATATCATGCCAGGTAGAACTATTAGTATGTACGCCTAGATGAAGATCTGAAAAAATAGCTACTTTACAGTCTTTAAGCATTACTTTGATTATAATGGCTATTATCTAAATCTCCACCACCTGAGTCAGAATTAATTCTTATGCCCGTCTCTTCTTCATTTGCATTTATGAGGTCGTCGTAGTGTCTGTCCCTATAATCTACAATAAGCTGATGATATTTCTTTTCTTTCTTAATACGGCTAATAAAGGCGTGAAAGGCTATAGTAGTAAAATAACTAAATGGGCTAAACCCTTTGTCTAGATGAAACTTCTTGTATTTTAATGCTTGATACATCTTTACAACTGCATCGCCGATCATTTCATCTTTATAGCTATAATTTATAAAATTAGGCGCAAAAGATAAACCATAGGCAATACGTCGTATGCTATCGGCTAGATACTCTGTCATTTCAGCATCTTTATAATATTTTCTAATTGCATCTTCAAATTCTCTACTATTTACATAGTGAGGTTTTTCTGACGCTTTTGTCTTCTTACCAATTTTAGCTACGCTCTTAAGACCTGTTTTAAGTGTCTGAAGTGCAACTTTCTCAAGTTGTAACTCGGGAGGTAGCTCTATCCCCCCTTTATTTTTCTTGGATTTCGGTGATCTTATATGGGATGTTTTCTTGCTCATAAAGTGTTTGTCTTTTTATTTCATGCCGTCTGCCATATGTTAATTGATCGGCAAAATCAAAAATATGTAATTTATTCTTATTTTCGTGTAGTCTTAATCCTCTACCTATACTTTGAATAACCTTTACTTTTGCTTTTCCACCTGCTACAAAGAAAATGTAATGCAAGTTTTTAACATTAATACCTGTACTGAAAATCTTACTAATAGCAATCGCAACTACATTAGATTCTGTTTCCATTAAATTTTTAATTTTTTCCCTATCTTCGATTTCAACACTGCCCTGAATAAAGAATATTTTTTTACGCGATGCATGTTCAGATAGATATTTATATAATGCTTCACCGTGTTTTATAAAATCTACTAAAATCAACACATTATTAGTTGCATTGTTTGCAAGTGTACAGATTATATTATTTCTAAATTTATTTTCAAATAAAAACTCTAGCTCCGTTCTATATCTTTCTGTTGGATTTAATGTTTCCACATATCTGGGTTTGTTTCTAAATGAAAGCTCTAAAATGTTGCACACTACACTTGTAACATATTTTTCTTGTCTTAATTCGAAGCTAGATTTTTCATATATAATAGGTCCGATTTTGCCTATTATATTCCATTGATCGAGTTTACTTTCAGGCATAGTACCAGTAAAGCCAAACCTAATAGGGGTATTAATTTTTTTGAGAACCTTATTGATTTGATTTCCTCTTCTTGCTTTATGGATTTCATCAAACATGAGAATGTTTATACCCTCTAGCCATGATAAATCTGACTTCTCTGAAAGTATAATACCTAGATTTGCTATAATAACATTAGCATTTATATCTAGTCTGTTGGAACCGGTCCATTTACTAAAGAAAAAAGGCACCCCATATTGTGTAAAATCTTTAAATGTCTGTGTTGCTAGTCCTAAATCTGGAACTATAAGTAAGCATTTAAATTGTTTATTGAGTAAAAAGAAATTCGATAACAACGATGCCATAACTAACGTCTTGCCGCCTGCCGTAGCTAGGACGGATACTCCTCTGCCTTTTTCAAGACACTGATAAACTATTTCCTTTTGATAATCTCTAAGCTTTAGAGATAAATTATCATAGGGTGTATTGGTAAAACTGATATTGTTTTTGTACAATTGTGAAGGTATAACCTGGGCAGCAAATTCTGTAGACGTCTTTATATCAGATTCTTGACAATATTCATTCTTTACTAAAAATTTTATTATTTCGTAAAATAAACATGGATCGAATTGACCAGTAGGGGTAATTGCATAAGTTCTTGAGGGAATAAACCTTCCTCTCATTCTAGCAAACCTAGCACCCTCATTAGTTACAGAGAAATGTTCTCGTATTTCAGACAAATGTTCAGTCTTAAGTATACCTATACCCTTAGTTTTATTATATTCAAACAAAACCATTATGTGGTCTCCATTTTTATAATATCAACTAAGTTTTTTATATCAAACCCTATACTGTGTATGGTTTTTTCTACTTTCTCGAGAAACTCTATTATAATTTTCTTTTCATTAATTTGTTTGTTAATCTCTACAACAGCTTCGTGCTTTTCAGCGGTTTTTTCACAAACTATAGTAGTTAATCTAACTGGTGATTCCTTCCTTATCTCTTCCCCTATTTTACCGATTAATTGATTTTTTTCCTTGTTAAGCTCATTCAGTGCCGCTTTTTCTTTCATAAGCCTAGAGACCCACTTAGCTTTTCTTGCAGGTAGCATTAAAGCATTTTCTTTTAAATTAAGTTCGTCTAGTGCAACATCTGAATCTAATTCAGATATATATTTCTCTAATATGCTCACATCATAAATATAACATATACATTAGATAAATCAATAAATGAAAAGCTTTAAACAATATATACTAGAATTAAATATTGCGGGCGCGGGCGGAGTATTCGGAGACGCACCTAGCATGGGTCACGGTGGTGATGTAGGTAATAAGGACTTTTATGCACCTGGAGATTCAAGAATACCTGTAATACTTGGAGCAAAAAAAATTAAAGATAAAAAAAATAAAACTAAATTTCCTATTCAACGTAGAACTCTATCAGGCATGTAGTTAAATACAAGATGGATTTAGGCCACTGGATTTTAGTAGATAATATTAAAATGGAAGAGCTACCCTTCGGCTTTATATATGAAATTACAAATACAATAAATAATAAAAAATATATAGGCAAAAAACAATGTTTTTCAAAATTAAAAAACGCCCCATTAAAAGGAAAAAAAAACAAAAGAATTAGAATAAAGGAATCTGACTGGAAAACTTATACGAGTTCATCTAATGAGCTAAATAAAGATATTGCAAAACTTGGAAAAGATAAATTTATATTTAAAATTTTAAGGCTTTGTTGTAGTAAATGGGAATTAGGATATTTTGAAATAAAGGAACAAATAGAAAAAGAGGCAATACTTAAAGACGACTATTACAATGGTGTATTAAATGTAAGAATTGGTCGTCCTCCTAAATCTTTATTGAATTAAAAGAATTTTATAATATAATAAAATCGTGAAGAACGTTTTAATATTTAAGAACATTGAACTAAGGGATTTAGTAAGCAGCTTTTATGAGCAAGTAGAACCACAAATAATATCTGACTCTCAAAAATATTCTCTTCTAAAGAATGATTTAATTAATAAATTTGCAATTTATAGATTTGTAGAGTTTCTTATAGCAACAAAATCCAGAAAAGTTAATAAGAAGCTAGCTTTTTTTATAGACGGCACACTATTGAAGAAAGATTTATTGGGCAACAATCTTAAAATATATAAAAAACTTTGCGATCTGTTAAATGTAAAAATTATAGAAAAAAATCTTGATTTTGAAGAATATAGCGAACTTCTTAACAGTAATTCAGGTAAGGGTAAGGAGGAAAGACTTTTATTACTACATAAATCATTAGAGCCTGGTAAGAATAGTCCTTCCAAATTTATGGAGTTTTTAAACAAATATGGTATATATAGATTAGATTATAAAAATAACTCAATCAAGTTAGGTATCTTTTTAGCATAAATAATGTATGAAGTTTGATGCTCTTCTAGTAAAAGAATATAAAAAGTACAATCTCGTTTTGCCTAATAACCTTACTTTCGGTGAAGATATAGATACCGGTGCAGATATTAACCTGGCTACTGAAATTCCTGGGGCTGAAAAGCAAAAAGCAGAAGTTGCAGCGAATGTAGATAAGCGATCAAAATTAAATTCCCTAATTTCTTCTACATTAGACTTATTAATAAAAAAAGCACAAGACAATCTAACTAAAACCAAATCACCTAATACTGCTGCCACTTTGCTTTCCGGACGCACACCCTCAACAACTATGAACTCAGTTTAATGAAATTTTGTAATATATTAAAAGAAAAATATATCGAATTAAACGAACAAGTTCCTGCAAATCTAACTGCAATGCAAGAACCTGTAGGTCAGCCTTTTGCCCCGACACCTGCTATAGCTGTACCACCACAAGCTAGTATCCCCCCTGGTCTAGAGCAAGAGACCTCTCCATTAACATCAGAAGGTGAAGTGTTTTTAGTGAGATTATTAAAAAAAGCCTTGTTTATGAATCCTGGTGATATTGATGAAAAAGCACTAAAAGATTTACCGGAAATAAATGAAAATAATGCTGCCGAGGTTTTAAGCTCTATCATTAACATTATGAAGAAGTATTCTAATACAATAGATGTAGAAATAGAAGCTAATAAATAATCTGTGGCATACAAAAGTTTAAAGGATATCTATCTTAGTCAAACCTTTGGTAGAAGAGTACCTGTTCTTCCAAGACAGAACATTTTACGCGAACAAATAGATTCGCCAGTTGAAGTTTCTCAAGAACCAGTACAATCAATAAATCTATCTTTAACTGATAAACAGGAATCAAAGCAGCCTATAGATACTAAATCTTCTGCTACGCCTAGAGCGCCATTCCCATTAAATGAAGTAAAAGAAGCCAGCTGGCCAGTCACTTCTGCTAGTGTACCTTTCTCTACAAAAGAATTTGTATCTTTGGAAGGTGAAGGTAACGGCGAAAGAAAGGTAGCATCCCTTTTTTATCCTCAAGTTACAGGGGAATCAGATCAAAAATATATAGAAAGATTAAAAAACTTTATAGCCGGTCAAAATGATTCTTTTGATGTCATTTCTGATTTTGGAAATTTTGAAGTAAAAGAATTTAAATTAGCTAAAGGCGGTAAATATAAAGGTAGTGTTAGAATAGGAGCGGAGGGGAAGCACACTACCGGTACAATATTATATCAAGTTAAAGAATTATTAATAACCTTGCTTCAATTATATTCATCTTTAGATGAAGATTCAAAAAAAGTTATTAATAAAAATTTAATAGCAGATATAAAAACGAACAATAAAATTCCCGAATATTGGAATTTAGAGAATTATATAGATGCAATAATGGATGTAGCTGTAGGCGATGATAGAGGTATTTCAGAGTTTCCCAAAACTCTTTTTAATAAAGAAAAAATAAATCCTAAAAATTTCACAAAAAACATAAAGAGAGCTACGTATCTTGTTTATACTATTCCACAAATTTTAACGGCATTAAAAGATTTAGCATTAAAAAATAAAGATAATAATAATTTAAATAATGAAATAAGTAGAGTTCATAATTTACAAAGCACTCTTAAGGGCATATATCTCAAAAAAGAAGATGATAAATTAAGTAGAGAAATAGATAAAGAAGCCGAAGCTTTAGATAGAAAGCTTATAAGCAAAGCATGTGTTTCAGATAAGGGTATTAATTGTATAACTGTAAATACTTTTCTACAAAAATTAGCAATTTTAAACTTACCTGAAGTATTTGCTAACATAGATAGCTTGAGACAAAGCGAGGTTGCTAATTTATTTCCATCAATAGTAACGGGATTTTTTGCAGTATTTGAAACCAAATTTAAATATATACCTAGGGATAAGTTAGGAAGCTTTTTAGTGATAGATAGCTTTACACAGAAAGGATTAAAGATAGCTTTAAGAAGTGAAGAAGTTTAAATTATTTTTCGAAAGTAACAATACTCTTGCTCTAGGATTATTTCCCGGAGCATTTAAACCGCCACACAGAGGCCATGTTCAAACTGTTTTAAATGCATTAAAAAATAATAAAATAGTTTTGGTTTTTATATCAAGTGAAGAGCGGGAGGGTATAACTCCAGAAAAATCTTTACTAGTATGGAATCAATTTAAGAAATTCCTTGATTTAAAAAATCTTGAAATTACTTTAATCTCTGGTTCACCGGTTACAGCTGTATATCAGTTAGTAGATATATTAAATAATGGCAGCTTTTCACCTAAACATAAAACTTTAGCCCCACTACCAGAATCTAAGCTTATTGCAGAAAATTTATTAAAACAATCAGAATTATTTTCTGTTACCTTGTATGCTAGTAATGAGGACATGGCAAGATACAATGCATTTTTTAATTCAAACACCTCAAAAATTTATATTGGTAAAAGAGTAAAGAGTATTAATAAAGGTGAAGTAAAGAGACTGGCCTCTGCAACCGAGGTAAGAAGAAGCATTATTACAGATAATTTTGATAAATTTAAAGCATTAATGCCTAACATAGAGGAAGATAAATTAAAGGCTATTTTTTTAGGGCTTCAATCATGATTACATTTAAGGATTTTACTAATTCTAATATCTTGTTAGAGGATACCTCTCACATTAAAACTCATTTATCACACTTAGAGGATCTTGCTATAGAAAAGGGAAAACAAGGTTTTGCTGAATTTATTGAACAAGTAACTAGCTTAGTTAATAAAATAAAAGGATATGAAACTAATACCGAAATAAATGCTAAAATAGATGGTAGTCCGATGATATTATTCGGGGTAGATCCAAGAAAGAATTTTTTTAATAAATTTTTTATTTCACTAAAAAGCGGATTAAGCGAAAAAAATCCAAAAATTATGCATGATGATAATGAGATAAATGCTTTTTACTCTAATGATGTATTCTTAGCTAATAAATTAAAAAATCTTTTAGCAAGCTTAAGACCTGCATACGATAATTCTGGCAATACCTATCAAGCTGATGTACTTTATTCTTCAATGCAAGATAAAAAACCAATGATTATAAATGGAGAAAATTTTGTAGTTTTTAAGCCTAATACTATAGTTTATGCAGTTCCTATAGATAGTGAATCAGATATTAGTAGAAGGGTACTAGAATCTTCTGTTGGTGTTATTGTACATGAATCATTCAAGCCAGTTGTAGTCAATTCCACTTTAGTTCCCTCTGATTCCGCTATACCTCAAAATCAAACTATAAAATTAACGTCTGCAGGTAGAAATGTTCAATCTATTGTTGAATCTGGTAAAAAAAATAATGTATTTATAGAAAGCAGTAATTATGGTGCGGTAAGCTATAATATACCTGAGATTACTTTTGAAAAAATTGCATTCAATTTGTTACAAGCAAAATTCAGAATAGATTTAATTAACTCTAAATTTAATAAGGAATATATAACTAACCCTACATTATCTTTATTAAAAATATATTTAAATAAACAAGTGGATAGCTCTCAATCAAGTATATTTACTTCTGCTTTGGAGGGCGGGGATTTAAATTTAAATCAATTTTTAAATGGGTTTATAGAATTTTTAAATCAGAGATTTAAAAAAGAGAAAATTACTAAAAAAACAGAATCAGGAAAAAGAAATGTACAATCTAAATTAAGTTTAATTTTAAAATTTATTAAAGAAAACAAAGAAAATTTTAAAAATTTAATAGAAGCAACTTTTTTCATGACAATAATAAAATATATTATTTTGAATATTTTGTCTAATTTAGATTCTAAAATAGGCAAAACTTTTATGCAGATGCCAGATGGTACTTTAGTTAAAACAAAGGATGAAGGTTATGTTTTGTTTGTAGGAACAAATCATGTTAAAATAGTAGACAGATTAGATTTTACTAAGATGAACAGGCAAACCGGAGGTAAAAGAAAGTCTACTCAGTCTTTAGTTCAAGCTGAAAGATAGCTTCACGGATAGCCTTTTGAATAGTATCTTTATTTTCCCCGGTTAAAAGGTCGCGAATTTTACTTACTACCTTGTATTCATGATCATCTTGTTGGCCTTCAAATTTACCTTTACCTTCGAACTCTTTATATTCTAAATAATGAAGAATACTATCTAGATAATCACCGGCTAGTGTTATTTTACTAAATACCCAGGGCTCAATATCAGGGGTTCGTTCTACTATATCGTGTAATTTTTTACTGTAGTTATGTATTTTAAATAGTTCTGATTTAGCCATGTTAGTTTCCTCAGTATCAGGTATACTGCATGCCTCTCCTTCACAGTCCTCGCTACTACCAGCTGTTACAGCTTCACAATCTTCTGACTTTGCTGGTACTTTTTGAACCTTGACATTGACTTCTCCCACCGTAGAAGGTACAACATTTTGTTCTATTGCAGGACTTAAGCTTAATTCATTGACTTGGACGTAAGCTTCTTTTAAGTTAATTAAATCAGCTTTTCTATTCACTTATTATTTATGCTCTATTAAATATATATGTGAAGCTTTTTAAAACTTTTGTAAATGAACAGATTCTAGGTCTCACTGAAGGTATGACTATTCAATACATAGGTTTTGTTAAAGCTAAGGTGGATACAGGAAATAGTGCCTATAATGTACTACATGGTATTGTTAAAAATGAGGAAAATAATAAAGTAACTTTTGTAACGGTGAATGATAAACAACTAACTCTACCAGTAATTGAGCATATACCTATTCATATAGGTAGTGGTAATGTAGAAGAGAGAATTGTTATAGAGTTAGATTGCAGTATTGGTAGCAAACAATTTAACAAAGTTAAGTTTAGTATAGCAGATAGATCTAAAAACGATTGCCCGGTACTTATTGGAGAGGATTTTATAAAGCTAAACGGTGGTTTTGTTAACGTTAAGATTAATAATAGTGAAAACCGTTAAACCCTATACTCTTTAAAATTAACTGTAAATTAAATATATTTATTATATCTGTAACATAGACTGTTGGAGATAAATTAAATTCCTTATCTATTCTCATTCCAGCTTCTATTCCAAAAGGTAAAAAATCATCTATAAAATCTGTAACGCCAAAAGTTTTTAAAAATTTATAATAAAAATCTTTACTAGCATTACACTCTATAATTACATTTAGCTTTAAAAACTCATGAGCTACAAACGTTACGTCCCTCACACAAGATATACTAGATGGAGGGTTTGTAATATCGCCGTTAATTAGCAGCGACCGACTCACATAATTATTTAGTTATATATTAAATAAGTTTTCTATTTTGTGCAAAATCAACGAATTTATAAAATTCATTACGAGAGTTATCTTTATCATCGAGAAATGCGCCCGACATCCTTGCAGTACGCATTGTAGAATCATGTCTAATACCACGATTAGAGCAGCAAGTATGAGCAGCCTCTATCATAACAGCGACGCCCTTATTTTTTATGCAAACCTCATCTATATATTTGTGAATTTGCATGGTTAAATTTTCTTGTACTTGAGGACGGCGTGAAAACCAGTCTACAATACGATTTAGTTTACTTAAACCAATCACCTTACCGTCTTTAGCAGGAATATATGCAACATGCGCGAATCCCATAAACGGTGCATGATGATGAGAACATAGAGAAGTAACTTTAATATTGGTCTGCGATACTATTCCATCATATTTATCAACATTATCAAATGCTGTAATTTTAGGTGGCTCACTGTAACAGCCCCAGGCAAAATCTTCTACAAATGCCTTAGCTACTCTATGTGGAGTATTGGCGCTATTCGGATCGTTTCTCCAATCATATCCAAGAGCATCCATATAAGCTTCATAAGCCAAGGCTGCTTTTTCTATAATCTGTTTTCTTTCTTCCTCAGAATGAGGATTATTATGATTGGCAAAAGCTAATTTTCTTTTAAACATATTCATTATTATAGTAAAAATTTAATTTAATCAAGATTAAATATTAATATGAAGGTTGACGGAATTATAGAAAAAACATTTCGTGAAGCTAATTTAAAAAAAATTAGAATAAAAGTCGACCCGAGACAATTTGTAAATCAAGGATTTGAACATTGCAATAGTTTCGAAGGATATGTTCTCGAGGAATGGGGAAATACATTAAAAGTTTATCTTATAAATCCTCCACCTGATGTAGAGCCTGTTCAAATAATAGATAAGGAAAATGCAAGAGAACTGAAAAATACTTTTTTTAGTAAAGAAGTAATTTTAAAAATACTAGATATGTTAAATTTACCTGAAGGAACACCTGAAGTAGAGCAAATAAAAAATACTGATGATCCTGAATTTATTACAAAATATTTTAATGATTTACCTGTTGATCAGGAAAAGCTTTTAGACGTACTAAAAACTATAGTTTTAAAGAGATAGATAATTATTCAGCTAAATCAGAAAAACAAAAAAAATTCTTTAAAGAATTTTTTAGTTTGTAATTGATATCCGTAATATAGTAAGTATAATATTTATATGAAATATCAGAGTACTAAAATATTGGATTTAGGTAGCTGTGCATTCAGGCAGTGGAGAGCAGACCATAGTCATTGTCAATATATTCATGGTTATAAATTGCAGGCTAAGTTTTGGTTTAATTGCACGGAGCTGGACAATAAGAATTGGGTAGTAGATTTTGGTGGCTTAAAGGGACTTAAAGACATAATTGAAGAACAATTTGATCATACTTTTTGTGTATCTCAAGATGATCCTTGTCTTAAAGATTTTAAAGATTTAGCTACAAAAGGTGCATGCAAATTAAGAATAATGGATGGGGTTGGTATAGAAAAGACAGCCGAATGGTGCTTTATAAATGCAAATAAATTTATTCGCAGCCATACTAAGGGCAGATGCTGGGTTTCAAGAGTTGAGGTATGGGAGCATGATAGGAATTCCGCTATAGTTTCAGCTGATTGCGAAAGTGTGCCCGAACATAATCCATACGTGGCCACACAACCTGATAATATAATTGAATCATCAACACCTACAGTTTCAGATAACACAGATGATACAACTGCAGCTAGAGTAACCCCCAATGTTACTAGTGGCTGGGGCAATCCTTTGGGCGGTACTAGCTGGGGTCTATGATTCATAGTAAAAGAGATCAATTTCAGATATACCTAATGAGAGAAGCATTAGAAAGAATAAGAGAAATAACTAAATATAGCGATCCTGATAATTTTAAAAAAAAGAATTAATGACCGTAGTGTAGAAAAAACTCTTAGAGAGCTCTTAACAATTTTATTTAATACTAGTGGTTAAATCTTAATATCAGATATTACCTTTACTATAAATTTAAGTAGCTTACTCCTGGTAATATCTTCATGATTAAAATGAAATGCGTTTATTCCGTGGCTATAACTTTCTTCTGAATTAAAAGCTTTCATAATTTTATCAAAACCAGATTTTGGAATATCAGATTGTAGTGAATCGCCTATTACAAATAACTTGCAATTTTTTCCAAAACGAGTTAATATAGTTACTAGTTCACTGTGTTCTAAGTTCTGAGCTTCATCTACTATCACGACGCTATTAGTAAATGTCGATCCTCTTAAAAAATTAACAGGTATACATTTTAAATATCCACTTTCAAACAACATATTAGTAATTTGTTTACCTACAAGCTCATCACACTTTTCTACCAAAGGAATACTCCATGGCTTAAATTTATCATCTACTTCACCCGGTAGACTACCTAGCTTTCTTGAAGCTGATTCTACTATACTTCTTATATAAACTATTTCTTCTATCTTTTTCTCTTTTAACATTGTTAGTGCTACATATGTTGCAAGGTATGTTTTAGAGGTACCTGCAGGTCCATCAGCAAATATTATATTAGTAGAGTCATCCATTGCCTTTTCTACAAGGGTCTTGTGATTATCGTTTAAGTGAAATTTTTGATCTATTTTAAAATTTAAAAATATATCAGGTTTTAATATTCCAATATCATCTTTTATGTATTTAGCTGTCTTTTTATACTGCTTATCTTTTCTAGACATCTATTAATATTTATTCTATACATACAGCCGTTTTACCGGATGTGAGTGCAGAAGTGCAGGCAAAACCACCTTTTATGTAATAAATAAATTTACATTCTCTTAATGATAGAAAATCTTCGAATGTTTTGTGGTAGGCCTCCTTTGTACAGCCTGGATAGTCTATATGAAAAGGAGTTCCTTTAGTAGAAAAAAATTTAAGTTTTCTTTCTTTACAATAATCAAGAAATTTAGAACTGTCAGAGCATATAAAAAAATTATCTATATTTTTTTCTTTTGAAATTTCAAGTAATTTATTTACTATAAAATTATAACTTATTTTCTTACTAAAATCATAATCTTTCCAGTCAGATTGATCTCCACCAAATCTACATGAAAGCCCTATCAAATTTTCGAATTTTGATTTATTGATTAATTTAAATTTAAACAAGTCATTAAAACATTCACAAAACGAATAATTATATAGACCTAAAAAATCTATATTAGTTTTTACACAAATAATATCTTCTTTAAAATCTCCAGATTTTAAAATGTCTTTGTTTTGATTAAATAAATCTATGTCCATGGCATAAATTTCTCTATAAGTGCCTTCTATCTTTCTTGGAAGCCAGTTAATTTTATTGGGTTGTAAGCATTCTGTTAAAGGAAAAGGATAAGACCAGTTTATTATAAATTCTCTATTAGTAAACTTAGATAAACCGTAACAGGATATTAATCCTTTTATTCTGTCAGCCAGACCGCCTGCTGGATATGATGTACAGTTATAAACTATATATTTCACTTGTTTTTTACCGCATCGATATTATATTATACATATGCCAGATATCAAAACTATTTTTCTAAGCGACGATAAAATATTTTATACATTGGAAGGTGAGGGCGAATATGTAGGCCGGCCGTCAGTTTTTATGAGGTTATCCATGTGTAATCTAACATGTAGGGGATTTGCCTCTGCTGATTCTCCTAACGGTTGTGATAGCTTTATAAGTTGGTCAGTAAAAAATAGAATGACTTTTGATGATGTTTTCAACCTTATGACACAAAATAGTTACAACTGTAATTTAAGAGATGGTGCAATATGGAAGATTACAGGTGGCGAGCCTTTGATTCAGCAGAAAGTATTATTAGATCTTGTACGAGATTTTACAAAGCGCTTCGGGTTTGTACCTCATATTGATTTTGAAACTAATGCTACCATACAACCGCTCGACGAATGGTCGGTATATAAGGTAACATACACAACATCCCCTAAGCTCTCTAATAATGGCGATCCAGAGGAAAAGAGATATAAGCCGGCAGTACTTAAATGGCATGTTAATGCTGGGTCAGGTTTTAAATTCGTTATTAATAGTGAAAAGGATTTAGAAGAGATTCTAGCAAAATATATTCATCATCAAGATATCTTAGTACCGCCGGAAAGGGTTTGGTTAATGCCTTGTTGTGGTAGTAGATTAGAGCATATAGAGAAAGCCGCTATGGTTGCGGAAATGTGTAAGCAGCATAATTTTAAATTTAGCCCTAGACTACAACTTATTATATGGGATAAGGCTTTAAAAGTTTAACAGTTTATTATTTCATTTTAACATATTTTTAATTTTATAACATAACAATCTATTTAACCATATAAATAATATATGGTTACATTTTCAAAATTTTTAGAGAATGTTGCAGTAGGAAAAACTAACTCTATTGTAGGATCTGGTCCAAGTGCAGCTAAAATAGGAGTGATACAATTAAAAGATCTAGATGGCTCTATAATTGGCACCTATAATTATGTAAACGGTGGATATGGAAGAGGATATATACCTTCAGGTGAATATATAGTTTTACCTGAAAAACCAGTAAACCCTCATCAATATGACGCTATGTCGCGCGATGGAGTGGCTTATAAGTTTCCTGTTGCGTTGAATAACGGCTCAACAAAAATACCCGATAAAAGAGTCGAAAGTATACCTACAAAAGATAATCCAAAAGGGGGGCCGAGAGATTATATAATGATTCATCCCGATGGCGGTACAAAAGGCACAATGGGATGTATAGGTATTCAAGGCAACGGGCAAGTACAAAAAGATTTTTATGAAAAATTAAATTATTTAATTAAAAGAAATAATGGATTTTATCCGTTAATGTTTGATACATCTAAATCATCCGTAAGTTTAGGACATAAAAATGAAAGGTTACCCGAACAACCTTCTTTAGAACCCTTCTCAGAGCCAACAGAAACATCTCAGCAAGTATCATTAAGTACAAGAAATAATAACGTAGCTAAGGCATTTACTGTGCCTGGTAGTAATCAACCAACTGAACAACCATCTCAAATGCAGTCCGCACAATCGGTTGATCAGCCTAGCCTAGAAACGGATAAGCCACAACAAATTGCACCGCAAACTACTGGTAGCTACAAACATAAAACAACACTTGATTTAATAAATAAACTAAATGAAGTTAAATAAATATATAATATGAATACTCTTACTACAAAAAATATATTTTCTGTTTATATAGATAGTGTTCTATTAGAATCTGCTAGCAAATTTAATAGACAACAATTTGTAGATAGACTTCATAAAAAATCAGAAGTTTTTAGGGATGCTTTACTTGATTTAGCAACCAGAATTGATATGAACGAAAAAGATCAAGCAGATGCTATAGATGAATTGTTTGACGCTGCACAAAAAAATATTTTTGATTTTATAGAAAGCTATAAGGATGAAATAACCACCAGTAAAAACAGTGGTGAGTACACCAATCAAGCATTAGTTGATGATATAAACTCTGCATTTTCTTCATATCTTGGAAAAGTTGCTTTCTTATCAGGTCCAGATCAATGGAAAATGACATTTCCTTCTTCTTCAAATTTCTATCCTCAAAATAGACCACAACAACCAACACAACAATCCACAGCGCAGCAATCTCAACCTACACCTCCCGCACAAGCATTTAATCCACAAGCACAAAACTCTACACAACAACCAACACAACAATCCACAGCGCAGCAATCTCAACCTACACCTCCCGCACAAGCACAAAACTCTACACAACAACCATTTACTCCGACTAAAAATGTACCTGGTGCAGTTCCTCTTAATCCGTCATTACCTGTATCTCAACAACAAGTAAATCCATTTACCGGTCTGCCAATTGTACCAATTGGTAGCAACAAACAACCTGGTGGGGGTTGGAACCCTTTTGCAAATGCATTTAAAGCAGGACCCGGAAGTACAGCTAAATATGTTCCAAAATCAGGCCCTCTAGCTGGTACCCAGCAGCCCGTATACCCTACAAGACAACAAGCGTATGATCAAAAAGAGGCCGGACAATCGCCTCTGGCAAATACGGGCAATGTTTTAGCAGATTTTAATAGGAGAAGAGCCTATCTTTCCGGAAGAGGTTATTAATGACCTTTGATGAACTGTTTGATATTATAGCAGAACAAACACTAAGTACGGGCGCTGCTGCCCCGGGTGTGATGGCTGACTTGAAGCAAAAAGGTGCAGAATCTATACCTGGCACTCAATCTTTAAATCCTGTAAAACGCGGTGTCATGGAATTGCCTATACCTGGAATAGATAATCCTGAACTATCATTAAGTGACTGGGAGGATATTAGTTTTGAAGTAATGAAGATTATAGATCCTACTGGAGTACTAAGCTATAAAGACGCATTAATTGCAGCAGGTAGAATGAATGATGAATTTGCAAAAAAATTAAATGGAGAAAATAATCATTTTTGGTTGTCTTTATTAGTTTTTGTTTTGTGTGTGTACGCTGCACTACCTAACGTAGGTATTGTTGCTGGAGGTATAGGCGGTTTAATACAGTATACCGGTAAAATAGGTGCTAGAATAGCCAGACATGAAATAACTCAAACCATGTCTAAAGCAGCTACCAAAGAATTAGGATTGTTAGCTAAAATCACAGAACAGTATTTTACTAAGCATCCTGAACAGCTAATATCAATAGTTAATTTTGCTGCTAAACATGAATTAATCAATCCTGAAGCAGCAAAAATAATAGATAACTATTTTATAAAAAATCCACAAATTAGTAAAAAGGTAAAAGAAATGCCTCAATTGCCTGATTATTTAGAAAATAATGACCTACTAAATCAAACATTAAAAGTTTATGAAGATAGAATAGCCGGTAAAATAAAAAGTGAAGATTTAATAAGATTTAATGAATTAACTAGAAGGAAAGTATTATATGGTCTTTCTAAGGTAGAAGAAAGAGAATTAAAAACTTTATCAAAAAAAACCGATTTAAACCAATATGATTTAGAAAATTATCAAGAAGCACTTTATGCAAAAAATATAAGAGACATGGCAGATTTACAAGGACCTGAAACTATTTCTCAGGTGCTTGGTGGGGCAAAAGCATCTCAAGCAAAATTTAAACCTGAGCCTGAATCTACTGGATTGTCTAGATCTATGCAGCAGATATATGGCAAATCGACTGGAAATTATTATGGAATAACAGGCGTTAAGGGAAATATAATTACACCGCCTTCTCCAACTTTAGCCGGTATAGGTAGGGGCCTATTAACACCGTCTCAAGCTAAAGTTAGATTGGGCAAAAATCTAGCAGCAGGGTGGGGTACAATGAATGAACCGACCCCAGGTGGAGGTACATCACAAGTGTCACCTACCTACAGACCAGCAGCTCAACAATCAGGCCAAATGCCTTCATATAATTATGAGATAGACCCTATTACTATTTCGTCCCCGGCTTTGACTAATTTACCTCCCGTACCGTTACCTCCTCAGAAGGCACCTACGGGCGATCGCCCTGCAGGAGTTAAATTTGCGCCTTTATTTCAAAGACCTGCAGCTGCTACCGACAAAGAGCCGCTAGGACGATATACACCGAATGCAAAAAACTATTCTATTCCTGATAATACAATGCAGCTATTTAATAAGAATAAAACAAATGATGAGGGTGAGAGGTCAGCAGGTCCTATGCCTCTCTTTCAACAATTGAGTGTACAAAATCACAATAAAGAAGAAGATAGGAAAAGAATCTCCCGGGAAGTAAAAAAAGAAGTTAATAAAAATATAAAATCATTTAAAGATAGTCTTGAAAATTTAGATAAAGACAATACCTCGCCTTGATTTAGAACAAATATCTATATAATTAAAATATGAGAATTTCGTTTAGCGGGGCTGCATGTACAGGAAAAACAACTACATTTAATGCTTTTTTAAATAAATGGAATAATTATAAGACCCTGCAACCAGACTATCGACATCTAATTAAGGGTAAAAAGCATAGTAAATTTACAGATAAGCGAACTCAAAAAAGTATCTTGGAGTTTATGTATAACTCTCAAAAAAACTTTACATTACACGATAACATAGTTTACGATAGAAGTCCTATAGATAATTTAGTCTATACACTATGGGCATATGAAAAAAATATAAAAGGATTTAATGAAAAATTTGTTAATGACTGTATGGGTATTGTTAGGGAAAGCATGAGATCGTTAGATATTATTTTTCTCTGTACACGAGATTTAATGGGGTCAATAGTAAATGATGGCAAAAGAGAGGTCGACCCGGTATACGTGGCAGAAACTGATAATATTTTTAAAGCAATTTCAAAACAGTCTCAATCAGGTACGTCACCATTATTTCCTCCAAATGACAGTCCAGCCATAATTGAAATTTATGGTACTACTAAAGAAAGAATAGCTCAGGTAGCATTGTATGTAACAGAAGAAGGTACTATGTATGGTGAAGAACAAAGTATAGTTAATTTTGACGAGTTAATAAAAATGAAGTCGCTTATTGAAGAACAAAGAGGACAAATAACTAAAGAAAACAAATTACCTATTATAAACCCTAATAAATAATATATGAGCTTTATTGGGGAGTACAAAAAACTATTTGAAAGTTTTTCTTCAATAAAAGTAACTAATAGAGTATTTTACCCTAGATCAAGAAATTTTAATTTATCTCCACAGTTTATTTTTGCCTTTAAAGCGGAATATAAAAGATTAAAGGAGCAAGGTCTTTCTGATAAAGCAATTCTACAGAGTATTGCCAAAGCTCTGTTTTTTCACGCCAAAGATTAATATGGTGTTAATACGGTGTAATATACAGTTACCGGGGTTGCTAAATTCAAATTACAAGTAATTGTAAAAGAATAGCTAGTATTACCGGCACCGCCGTTAGTTAGAGAAGATATATAGAAATTCATGCCAGTATTAGCGGGCAAGCTAGTCATCATTAGGTTTATATCTGATTGTGTAATTACAGCATTCGAGGGTTTTTGTAAAGTAATTGTTGAGTTCGTATACGTCGAAACGAAACTCTTAACACAATAAATGTTATAAACACTAGCGTTATTTAAAGTCAGATTGGGTGTCCTGTTTAAAATATTAGCACTAGTTGTTACAAGGTCGGTAGACGATTGAGTGCTAACAGAATTAATACGGGTGGTTAAATCAGTCCTATCTGTAATACTCTGCGAGCTTAAGCTATTAATATTAGAGCTAAGATTAACTACGTTACTATAAAAACTTACATTATTCGGGCCCACAACAAAATTTTTGAAATCTAATATATTAGTGCCCTGTTCGTTTTCTACAATTA